GTGGGATCATGAATCGAGACCAGAGCAGCTTATGGGCCGGCTCATCTGGCGAAATGATTCTGGGAGCAGCTACCTTCTGTGCAGGCTCCGCCTTCTCAAAGGCAAACACACGATGTTCTGGGTCGGCTAATTCAGCGACAAGGGCACCATCATCTAGTATGTGTTGTTGGGACGGACGCGGTTGGTTCTCGCGCACCTCGTCCTCTGAGCAGGGGAACAGAGTATGTCTGCCGATAGTTGCAATAATATGGTCGCCAGCCTCTCGTAGTGCCATTTCAACCATCGGAGCCAGCTCAGTCACGGAGCTAGCGAGGTTCTGAACGCGGACGCCGATTGCCACTTCCTTGTTTCCTCGGGTGTCTTGAGGCAGAAAGCAGGCAAGTCCAAAAGGCTGCATGTACGGCTCGAGGAGCGTTTCAGCATCCTGGTCATAGCTCGAAGCATGTTGATAGCGAACAACCGATTCGTCCACGTGAAACACTGTGGCCGGTGCCTCTTCAGAGGCCTCACGATGGTAACTCGTGAGTACGGAACACTCGACTGGCGGCAACTTCGTCAGAGTCTGAGTGGTGGAAGCTTGGAGTGCATTCTTAGACAAACCGGCAGTCTCGGCCAAGGCATTGTCTACCTCCACACTAATGTCAGCGGCAAGGTAGCCTCCAACACGAGCGGTGCTGACCTTGAGGGACATGTCCTCCCCCCCAAGAATGCGCAGTCTGATCCACCCGTCGACCACGGGACACAATCGCTGAAGTCTTCGGTCGATCCACGGGTTCAGGTTGAACAGCGGGAACACATACTTCGCAGCGGGTGTAAATAGAATCATCTGATGGTCAGCGTCGACGAATTTACGGTCGACATTAAATACGGTCTTGTTAACGTACAAGCCGGAGCGGGTCCGTGCGCACGCCGTAACCATGTCCACGCCTGTGTCCCAAAGCTCTTGCTCATAGTGTGCTCCTCCCTTCACGTCATAGATCAACCGATTGCGGTCGTCAAACGTATAGGAGTACTCATCACGTACGGCAGCAGCAGAACTGGGCACTACTGTGTATAACATAGTCGGCAAACCCTCGGAGAGAACTAGATTCATGTCTACATAATCCGAGGTATCCACAAACGCCAACATATGGTGCGATTGCGGGGCAAATTGCTCTGGGGAACGGTGGGCATCTTTACACCAGACAACGGTCTCACAGCCCTCAAGTCCTTTCCTATTGTCAGCCTTGGAACGCTGTACAAAGTACGCAACACACCCGATAGATGAAGCGAGGGACAAAATGGCATTGGTGACGGCGGCGCGGAGGGACGCCTGGCCAGGATGGGAATGGTTAACTATCACCTTCTTAGGACGAAGGGTAAGGTCATTAAACGCAGGTCTCACAATGTCAGGGTGGACAGGTGTCGCTACCTTGAACGGATGAGTGAAACGGGTTGACCAATAATAGCCAATGGGGCTTCCAAACCCCAAACAATGCCAGGCCAAAGAATAGACCACGTAGGTGCTAATAAGAATGGCGGCAAAGAGAGTGAAAACGACGGCATAGGTAGCCAAATCGCTCGTGAAAACGCAAACAAAACGCGTGGGGTACGGGTAGGTCAACGTGGCTCGGAGTTCATCAAGGACAGAGACCCTAGAATGAAAACTCGCTAGACAGCGAGGATGCCAAAACGGCAGCTCCTCCGGCCAAAACAGACTGTATGTGCTGGAATACCTCCCCCAGAAAGCCGCATGAAATGTATCAATGGCGGCGGTGAGGGTGGCAATCACACCAGTAACGGCGTCGACGCAAGCCACTTGGGCATTGCGGATCACGATAAGAAATGAGATGATTGAGAAGAGCATCTCGAGAAGCAAAAGTATCGACAATAGATCGACG